ATCGAAGACTGGGGGCTGGACTTTGTGTCCGGCTCCATCCTCAAATACCTACAGCGGCAGGAGCATAAAGGGCAGGCGGAAGAAGACCGGTACAAAGTACTTTGGTACGCCGCTTACCTTGTGACACGCTCCAGGGAGTATGCCGACCGAGTAGTAAATGATGCCAAGGAGATAAGTAATGGCAGGTAGACCAAACGAATCGGTGATTGCTAACCGCGCAAAGCGGCAGCATCTTTTAGATCGGTATGAGACCTTGGTCGCTGAAGGTATGAAATGCCACGAAGCGGCAAGGGCTGTAGGTTTCCAGCACACCACCGTCAACCGGTGGCTGAAAGAACGGACTGAGGAACAACTGAAGAGCATCGAAGCCCAGCGGATGAACCTTAGCGGCGGTGGCTTTCCTTCCGCCTTGGAGCGCTTGCGGGCTGGCATGACAGTACGCCGCCACGCTGCCGCTTGGTTCCTCCAAATCGTTGATGGCAAGATATGCCTTTACCTCATCGATGGCGCTGGGAACCGGCACTACAGCCGGGTGGCATCATTCGGTAGTGCTGATGTCTTGGCTTTCGACTGGGAGATATACAACGGATGACGAAACTAATCTGGATCACACCGGAAGCGGAGCAGGTCATCGGATACTGCGCAAGGGTCAGCAACCCCGCAAACCAAGATAACCCGGACGTGGCAGGACTTCTAAAGTACTGCATCAAGCACGGTCACTGGTCAATATTTGAAATGGCTAGTATGTGCGTGGAAATCAAGACCACCCGTGCTATCGCACCGCAGATTCTTAGACATCGAAGTTTCTCTTTCCAAGAGTTCAGCCAAAGGTACGCAGAGGTTCACGATTACCCTATTCTGGGGGATATGAGGCTTGCTGGTACAACTAACCGGCAAAGCTCCCAACCGTTGCCAGAATGGAAAGAGTTGGATGCCGAGATGCAAGGAGTCATCTTTGATGCTGGGCTCTCCATATCCCGTGGCTACTGGACATATAACAAACTAATCAAGGCCGGTATTGCTGCGGAAACGGCAAGGATGGTTCTACCGCTTTGCTGTCCAACCACCTTGTATATGTCTGGCACGATACGGTCTTGGATTCATTACGTGCAGCTCAGGACTCAGGACGAAACGCAGTTAGAACACAGGGAGATAGCAGACAGCATCAAGGCTTTGATGGCTGAACACCTGCCGATAACAATGGGAGTAATAGGATGACATCTGAATGCTATTACTGCGGTGGTTTATATTGTCATTCAAGTGGTGCAGTTGGTGACCACTTCCCAGAGCCACGGTGTACCGGAGGCACAGAAACCGTACCTTGTTGCAACGCCTGCCATGACATGAAAGACCGCATCCCGTTTACTGAGTGGAGATCAGGCGCACTAACAGAAATAATGAACGATTGGCATAAGTTTGGAAGATATACGCGTATATTTCTTGCATCGTATGTGTGTCTGACTTCAGGGGTTACAGGAGATAAAAAATGAGATTCGGGGAAGTGATACAAGCCTTAATGGCTGGTGGCGGTAACGCCGTATGGCGGCAGGACTGGGGAGGGCAGGTATTCTTGCGCTACTCGGAACTCTGGAATGCATTTGAAGTCCACACCACCGGTGAAGCCGTACGGCAGATGGACGAGCTTACATTGTCACCCGGTGACCTGTTTGCTAACGACTGGGCTATTGTTGTACTTAATCCGCGAACCGGGGAGGTTGCCAAATGATACCTTTTGCCATTGGTGCCTTGGTCGGGGCTGGATGCTTGGCGGTATACAACGAAATGTATACACGCTGGCTGTATAAAGATGTCAAGCGTAGGGCTAAAGCTCAAGGCATCAGCAAGGAAAAGATGAGGGCTGCTATGCTCTGGGCTACCAGCGCGGAGCTAAGGAAGAATCTAGATGAGTAGAGTAATCAATAAGGAGATTGAGCAGGTCGCTATTGACCTGCTCAAGCATCACCCACGCAACGCTAACAACGGCGATGTCGAAGCCATCAAGAAGAGCCTAGCAGTAAACGGCTGGTACGGCTCTGTGGTGGCTAACCTGAGCACTAAGCACATCCTAGCGGGAAATCATAGGGTGATGGCTGCCAAGGCGCTAGGCTGGGAAACCGTACCGGTTCAATGGGTTGACGTTACACCGGAAGAAGAGCTGCGGATTCTTGTTGTTGACAACCGGACTACCCGTATAGGGCAAGATGACACCACCAAGATTACCGACATCCTGGCCGAGCTTGCGAATACGCCTATCGGCCTTGAAGGTACGGGGTACGGTGCTGCTGACCTTGATGCTTTGATTGATGAACTGGCGGGTATGACTGAGCCTGCTGAGTTGCTAACCGATCCAGACGAAGTGCCGGAAGATGTCGAGACACGATGCAAGCCGGGAGACCTTTGGATTCTGGGTAGGCATCGATTGCTTTGCGGTGACAGCACCAAGGCTGATGATGTGGCACGGCTGATGGGCGGCAAGCTTGCAGACTTGTACTTGACCGACCCGCCGTATAACGTAGCTCTTGGTATGAACGAAACACTAGAACAAGCTAAAGCAAGAAATAGAAGAGTTGACGGAAAACAAGTTGCAAATGATTCTATGGATGATCAGTCATTTCGTCAATTCTTGAAAGACGTATTTATGAATGCATTTGACGCAATGAATTCTGGTGCCGCATATTACATCTGGCACGGCCCTACTGAAGCCTATAACTTTGCTGGAGCAGTAAAAGATAATAAGCAAATTGTCAGACAGTGTCTAGTTTGGTCTAAAGATTCAATGGTTATGGGTAGACAAGATTATCAATGGAAGCACGAGGAATGTTTATACGGTTGGAAAGACGGTGCGGCTCATAATTGGTTTTCAGATTATAAACAGACTACGGTGCTAGAGTTCAAGCGCCCTTCACGCTCGGAAGAACATCCAACAATGAAGCCAGTTGAGTTATTTGAATACCAAATCGGTAACTCGTGTCCTCCTAATGGATTGGTGCTTGATACATTTCTTGGAAGCGGAACAAGCATCATTGCAAGCGAGAAACTTGGCATGAAGTGTTACGGTTTGGAACTGGATGCCCATTATTGCGATGTCATTATTCAGCGATGGGAAAACGCCACAGGGCAGAAGGCGGTACTAGATGGCAGGTAGACCAACCAAGTACAACGAGGAAACAGAAACACGCATTACACAAGCTCTCAGGGCAGGTAATACACGCAGGGCTGCTTGCGCTTATGCCGGTATTTCACAGGACACATTTGCTAACTGGCTCAAATCTAATTCGCATTTTGCGGACGCTATAGAAAAAGCAGAGGGTGATGCCGAGGTACGTAACGTGGCTATCATTCAAAAGGCAGCTGACACGACATGGCAAGCGGCGGCATGGTGGCTTGAACGCAAGCACAAGGCCGACTGGTCATCTAGGGTAGAGCAGACCGGGGCGGACGGTAGCCCGGTCAAGGTAATCGTGGAGTATTCGGATAAACCTCTTGCCTGATATTCGACTAGTCTTACCAAGGCCGCATGAAGCCCAGCAGGTCATACTGCGGGAAGCCAAGCGGTACAACGTCCTTGCCTGCGGGAGACGCTTTGGTAAGACCACGCTGGGCGGTAACCTGCTCAGTGACCCGGTGCTGATTGACGGCTTGCCCTGCGCGTGGTTTGCCCCTACCTACAGGCTCCTTGAAGAGGCATACGCGGATCATAAGCGCATCTATGCTCCGGTTATCCGGCGAGCTGTACAAAGCCCCGCACCGCGCATCGAGCTTATAACCGGGGCGGCTATTGATTATTGGACTTTAGATGACCCTAGCACGGTTGCCCGTGGGCGTAAGTACAAGCGGGTAATCATTGACGAAGCGGCAATGGCGAGACACTTGGAACAAGCCTGGACTGAAGCCATCCGCCCAACCTTGACAGACTTCAAGGGGGATGCGTTCTTTCTTAGTACGCCTAAAGGCTCCAACTACTTTCGCACCCTCTACAATCAGGCCGCTACGGATGCCGATTGGATGTCATGGCAGATGCCGACCACGGCTAACCCGTGGATTGATCCGGAGGAGGTAGGCAAGGCCGGTGAGTCTTTGCCTAGCATCGCGTTTCGGCAAGAGTATTTAGCCGAGTTCGTGGATGCAGCGGGAGCAAGAATCAAGCGGGAGTGGTTGCGGTATGGCGATTGTCCCGAAGGGTTGCCCACCTACATCGGGGTTGACCTTGCTATATCTACGAAGTCTGAAGCCGACTACACCGGGGTTGCTGTTGTCTCCCGTGGTGACGATGGCACGATCTACGTTAGAGACATCAACCGTACCCGCGCCGACTTTGCTTCCGTGCTACGCTTCATCGAAGCCATGGCAGGTAAGTGGAATCCTAGCATGATCGGCATCGAGCAGGTGCAATACCAAGCGGCTGTCGTGCAGGAGCTTCTAAGGCGTACGAAACTGCCTATCCGGGGGATACGCCCAGACCGCGACAAAGTGACCCGCTTTGCCCCTCTAGAAGCCCGGTACGAGCAATCACAGGTTATGCACTGCCAAGGCCTACCGGCATACTTTGAAGATGAGCTTTTGAGTTTCCCTGTCGGCAGGCATGATGACGTGGTAGACGCTCTGGCGTATGCTTGGCAGGTGTGCGGATCAAAGCGTTCTTGGGGAGCTGTCTAAAATATATACACCTATACCCTTGCAGTGTATACACTAGCGGTGTATATTATTGACATCCAAGGGGATATGGGAGATACGGATATGAAACGATACTTGGTTCAGTGGATGACAAACGGTAAGTCTTACGGCTACTACTTCGAAGATTATGCAGACGGATTCGATTACG